TTGAGAGGGTGTGCCGTCAGTATTTTTTCGCATTCCAAAAGTTCCTGCCTCTGAATCGCCACCAAGTAATATAGCAATTGTTCGTTCTAATTCTTTCGGTGTATAACCAGTAAGTCCAGTTTCAGGGTTGATTGCTGGTATTGTTATAATTCCGTCATTTTCTAATGTTGTATTTTTAGTCCCAGTGGTTGCTGGTAATACCGCTGGAAGAACTGATTTCAATACAATTTGAATTGTTTGGTCTTGTGAAAAATATATGCTTGAGTTTCTTTTAAATTTCGCAAAATTTAAATACACTGAAGATTTTGGTTCTATAACTAATGGTTCTCTAAATCGCACTGAATAAGTATGTCCGTTGCCAACTGGCGATACTAAATTTATAGAAGTCATATTTTATATATATAACAGAGAAAATTATAAATAAATTAAGAACTCTTTGAATTCATTACAAGGTAAGTCAGTATATACCCATTTTCTTTTAGTTTTCTTTGGGTCTATTATCATATATCCGTCCTTAAATTTCTTTTTTTTACTTTTAACTTGAATTCGCATACCTCTTTCTTCTAACTGAAGTTTCATTAATAAAATTTTAGCAGTATCTCTTCGCATAGGTTTTTTTGTTATATAATATCTGCGACCATATTTTTCGTCTAACCTTGTGCCGTCTTTTTTACCAATTTTATATCCGTTATTGATTTTATAAATCTTTAAGTCCATAATATAATTAAATATTTTAACGCTATACTTAGAGCGACCGAGTGGAAAATGTTTTTGGTTTCTTTGAGAAGTAATCATAATGATTTTTTTTCTCTTCTACCTCTTTGTTTAACTCGGCGTTGAGAGAGCAATTGGACTTACAACAAATAAATATCTTACACTTTATTCTATCAATAAATTCTTTTAACATATAAGAAGCAAACAACTTTTTTAGAAAAAGTTTAATCAAAAAAGTTTTGCCCACGCTTTTACAAAAGCGTTTTACATAGTTTTAACCAGTGTTTTTAAATTGAGTTGAGCGTTATATTTAACAAAGGTTTGGACTAACTCTGATTTATTACGTCTATCAACTGGAAGGAGAAGAGACCCATTATTAACACCTGAAACCACCGAGTTGCTGTAATCACGATTGATATATGCCATTGTATTACCGAGACCATAAGTGTAATCTGTGCCAAGACCAAGTAATTCTGGAAAAAGTTGATTGCCAACTCCGTCAGTCGCAGCAATAGCAGCACCCTCAACTGAACCTTTACCAGCGTGATAAATACCAGTTGTTCTATCTTCATAATCAAATTCTAAATTCTTTGCGGTTCGTGCCATAGTCGCCGAAGAGCGTGTTGCTTCTTGACCTCCGAGCAATGCTCTTTCAAAGTGTTTTCGTAATTCTAAATCACCCATAATAATTTCACGATTGAGAGTTTGTGTTGGATTGATTGAACCATCGCCAAGTTCTACGAGACTTTCAAAATTAGGTTGGACTTTGAGAGGGAATGTAAATGGAAATCGGAGATTGTCTTTCTTGTGTTCTATTTGTTTCATTCCAACAGGAAGTCGGAAGTTATTTTGCTGATAGTTGAGATTGTTGGTTTGGTCTTTATCTAAATATAAATTACAGAATGCTTTGACCTGATTGAGTTGTGGTGTGTATGAAATATTATCTTGGTCGGCGTGAATATCATTGAGTAAGTTGAGTTGAGAGTTGAGTGGAATTTGTGCTTGATAGGAAGAAAGTTCTTGAGGAGTTGGAACTATATATCGTCCTTCTAATTTGAGGTTTCTTAATAAATACATTTTATTGGAAATATCAAAAGCGGCGGCACTACCTTTATCACGGAATCGCTGGAAGAGGCACGAAGAGTCTGGAGCGAGGTGAATAGTAAGCATAAGACCATTTGTGAATGCTTGACCTAAATGAATATTACCACTTTGGAATAAATCTATATCTAACTTGAGTGAGAATGGAACACCAAGCATTTTATTGTTATTGGTTTTTAATTGTTGAGCGGTTTTATCAGCAATAATATTCATTCGTCGGTTAGTAAGGTCAGCGTGAGTTCCTTGGGCGAGTGTTCGGTTTGCTGCTACACCCCATAAATAATCTTCGTCGTTGTTTGTGTATGCTTCTCGGAGTGAGGAATATGCTGGATAGTTATGAATATTAATTATTTCAGTATTAGTTTTTTTGGTTTGAATAACCACTTTATCTATAACATTCTGAACTCCGCCGTGATTTGGCATATTACAGGCAGTGGAAGGTTCTATATTATTACCATTATTAGCATTACTTAAATTGGTATAGTTAGGTGCTCTGAAACCTTCGTCAGTTCCTTGGTCTTTTAAAATAAATTGACCTGATAGCACCAGTGTTTTCGTCTCTAATAGTTTTTCAACTGCTGGGAGACTGAATTTAATAATTGGGTTGCTTTCTTTGAATGAGAAACCACCTGCGACTCCATTTGCTCCACTACTTTGGAGGGGATTATCATTGATAGGCGAAATACTAAAATAGTTCTTTTCAATCGGCATTTTATATATATATAAAATATTTTAATTACAAATTTATTATTAAAAATTAATTCTTCAACACTTTCAAAAAGTCGGTCAATATTAGGACATTTATAAAACGAGTTGTAAATTATCTTTATTAACCATTATGGTTTTAACTGAAAAGACAAAGTGTATCAACCGAGCATTATTAACAGCATACATTCCTGTTCCAGCAACACTTCGTTCATTAGAAAACCCTAATCTGATTTGTGGTTCTGCGTCTTTTAAATTATACACAAATTGTTCGCCTCGTGCTAATTCTCGTGCGTGGAGGTAAGTGTTTGTATAGTCAGCAATATTACCTGCTCTACATTCACCAAGTTTTTTAACTTGTTTGCCTATAGTTTGGAATGCCTTAACAACTTCATTCATATTAACTACTTTATCATTTTTCGCTTGAGGATTGTATGCTTTGAGAGGATAGAGTTTGTTATTAATGAAATATTGGATTGAGTTGAGGTGAGTATTGTGAGGCGATTGTCCTGCGTAATAATTTTGGTGGAAGTGATTGTCTTGGTGTCCGACTGAAATATAATGAGTGAATATAGATTTAGCAGCACTTGCTACAGAAGTTATTTCGCTTTGGTGAGTGAGTGAGGAAGTCGGTAAATTATCTAAGAAACAATCCCAAGAAATGAAATCAAATTGAGATTCTTTAATCATACTCTTCATAAGATTGGAAGGCGGAATGACTTGTAATACTTTTAATTCAACATTCTTTAATTTATAGTTTTGTGTATCCAAAGCAGCGGTCGCATCTTGGAAAAATATTTTACAATCATTACCATTCATAGCAGTCAAATTAGTGGCAAACACTAAGGCAATTTTATTACTTGGGACACCAGCACCAGTATTAATTCGTCTAACACCTTCAACAACAAAATTTGCGGACTGAGAATTACCAACGTCTTTCTGTATAGTCATTTTAGCACCACGAGTTATACCGAGCAACGCTGGGTCAGTAATATCGTCTTTGAGTATAATTTGTTTCAAAGTTGTGGCAGTTGCTCCAGCACCTCCAGCAACAATACCGCCGTTTTGAACTGGAAGACCTCCAGCATAATTAATCATAGTATAGGCAGCAGCGTCGGACTTACCGCTTACTCTCGTCATAACTCTCTGATTGGTTGCGAATGTAATTTCAATCCTTAATCCACCGAATAAAAGAATTGGAGTAAGTTTCTCAGATACACCGAAATGAGAAAATATACCTGCTTTTAATGGAATAAGAAATTTTCTGGAGGCGAATTTTTTAGCACACATTTCAATATCAATATCTGTATCTACTGTATCAGATTGTGTCCCAGCACCAGACGAAATTTGAGAGAAGTTTAATGCTCCTAATTCACTACAATCTCTTGCGAATCCTGGTCTACCGACTTCTGAAATCGTATTAACTTTAGACCCTGGGTCTTGGACACAACTATATGCTCGGCAATCGGCAGCAACACCATTTTTTAGCGAGTTGTGTTGGTTATCTTCTTCTAAATATTGATTTTCAATGGAAGACCATAAGTTATAGTTAGTAAGTGATTCTAATAGTTGTCCGTTAGCGAGTGAATAAATATCCATTCTGTCTATAACGGAGGAAGCACCAGCAGTAGCAGGGAACACAGCAACTCTATTATTAATATCTTCATTTAAAATATCAAAAGAAATATAACTATCTTTACCCTTAACAAAACCTATATCAGGGTGGATAGTGAAAATCGCTTTTTGTTCGGCGGTGAATTCAGTTCCATTATCGGCAACGAGGGAAATAAATTTAGAGTTTTCAGCAACAGACATTTTATATATTATTAATATATTTTTTTTTTCATAATTAAAATATCTCAATAATATATAATGAGTTTATTGAATATTGTAGAACCGATTTATACACAAATCAAAGACCGAGCAACTATAGTCCAAAATAAAAATATAGTTGGAATTGCCGATTCTATAACTGCTGGGACACATACTCTTGGAGGAGCAAATCAATTATTATTTGTCAAATTATTAGATACCCAAGACGGATTAGATATAATTTCTACTTCTGCTTCTGATACCAGTAATGGAAGTGGGGCGAGAACTATTGCGGTGGAAGGATTATATTGTGATAGTGCTGACGGCAATAAGTATAAAAAAAGAGTATCAACTTACACAATGGCAGGAACTTCTGCTGGTTCTCTTCTAACAGGTGTAAATTCTTTTTCTGTAGTTCATAAAATAACAGTATTAACTGCTGGGACAACATTTGTAAATGTTGGTTCTATAAGTGCTAAAATAGCAAGTGCTGTATGTTGTGTATTAAAACCTAATGAGGGCGAGTCAAAAGTTCTAATACACGGAGTCCCACACGGAAAAGACTTGTTAGTGAAAGCAATACACATAAGTTCTTACTGCCAAACTGCTGCTAATATTTTAGTTGAGGAACAGGATTTATCAACTGGAAAAAAGAAATTAATAACTAAATTATTTTTAGCGGTAAATACAAGTCATATTGATTATCCATTAAATCATAAAGTCCCTGCTGGAAGTTATATAACAGCAAATATAACAAATTTAGAAACTCCAACTGGAACTAATCATATATGTGGTAAATTAGAAGCGGTTGAAACTTAACTTAAAGAATTCTGTTCTATATATATATATAATGTCTCGTTATACAGAATATTTAAAACAAAAGGTAATGTGTGATATATGTAAGCGTGAAATAAGTAGGGGTCATATAGGCAATCATTTAAAATCTAAAATACATATTAAAAATGTAAAAACTTTAGAAGAAGAAGAGGCAAAAAAATTAAAAGAACCAATAACAATTAATTGGGATTAAAGTATGGGCGTTTTGACTTAAAGAATATAATATACACTATAATTATATAATGTCTAAATTAACTAATTTTCAATTAGAAATTATGCCTGTTGGCATAATTTATAGGTGTTTCTCTAATACTGACGATAAAATTTATTATGGGTCTTGTGCTAACTTGGACGCTCGTATGAAACAACACAATGGTAAATCTAATCAATGTATGACGAGATTAATAAATGGTGAATTACAATATGAAATGTTAGAAACACATAGAGATATTCGGAGATACGATTTAAAATTGAGAGAAAGATTTTTTATGGATAATCATAAAGACACTAACCGATGGATAATTAATAAAAATACACCGACGCAAACCGACAAAGAGTATCATAAAAAGAGATATGCTAAAGAACCACAACTATGGGCGGCGAAACAAAAGGTATATTATTGGAAAAATCGTGATAAAGAATTAGCGAGATTGAAAAAATATCAGCAATCAATCAAAGGCAAAGTATGGCATTGTGATATTTGTGATTGCGAAGTAGCATTGGGGGGTAAGTCAAAACATAAAAAGACTGAGAAACACTTAAGCAATGTATCCTCCGCCACCGCTTCCCAATGTATTCCCTGCGAAAACCTTGCTGGAAGCGATACCGCCTTGTGCTGAACCTGAACCTCCAGCGGTTTGTGCTCCTGCCTCTCTTGCTTCTTCGCCTTTTTTGTGTAATCCGTGGATTAATCCTCCAATCATAGTCCCAATTCCAATAACTTCTCCAATAATTGGTATAGAATCTAATGTAGCATTAACAGCACCCATTACACTTCCTTCAGCGTCAGCACCTAATCCTTTCGCTATACTTCTGATACCTCCAGCAACTCGGTCTCCAACTGAGATTTCACTATCTCCGAGACCACCAGCATTATTCGCTAATGAACTCTCATTAGGTTCTGCTCCGCCACCTCGTCCGTCTCCGTTGCTCCTTGGTGCTTGTGCTGGTTCTGCTGGATTGACTTGGGTTGCTTTTTGTTTGCCAATTGCTCTTGCTATAGTTGAATCACCACGAAGTCCTGCTAAATCTGTATCGGTTGCCTGATTAACACCCTGCCCAGTTTGACTTGGTGCTACATTATTTTGTGCTCTAACAACCATACGAGTAGGATTTAATACATTTGCGTCATTTACTGGATTAACTCCGAGATTTGCTCTGATAGCGTCAGCAATATTTCCTATTGCCGAAGTTGCGTCATTTCCCACTGAGGACGCTATGCTCTCAGCATTATTACCCATTCCAACTAAATCATTTGCTCCAACTTGCTCGGTCGCCGTTGCTGGTGCTGTCTCTGTGCTTCCTGTTCCTTTGTCGGATTCAGTTGCTGGTGTTCCTTTTTTACCTAATCGTTCCATAACCTTTCGTCCGTGTTTCCAAACAATTCCGCTCTGTGTTATTGCTCCACCCCAACCTTCTGCCTGTTGAGTTATAGCATTAAATTTATCTTCAATACCAGCGGTTTTTTTATTAATTGCTTCATTCTTCATATCGTCCATATGTGCTTGTCCTTCTTTTAGATTATTCATATATCCTTGTAATTGATTGAAATACGCCATAATTTATAATAATATATAATATTTTTTATTCACTATCAGTTTCTTCTTCAATTGTTGTATCTGAATCGTCGTTAGATTGTTTCATACTTGTGTCCCACAATGCTTTTTCTTCAAAATTTCGTCTTGCGGTAAGGTCTTGTATATTTAAAAAACAAAAATCAAATGGTTCTTGTTTGCTCTTTTTATAAATTTCTATAAATTCTTTTTCACTCCCTCCGAATACACTTAATTCTTGGGACATTTTCTTCAATTCTATTTCAGGTGAATTCCCCATTAAAAAGTAAGCAGAAGCATTAATTCTTTGAATAGCATTTAAATATTTGAAATATTGACTAAT